CCATATGAATTACAAATAGATCTTCGAATTTATCAGAATCAGGAAAAGTTTGAAGAAACTCCAGACCCTGAACGAATTGAATTAATCATGGGTCTAATACAACATAACTCCGATATTCTATATCGCCTGAAAGGAGAAATAAGACCATGATTGATGAAAACAACTACTTGGAACATTATGGAACCCCACGCCATTCAGGTCGATATCCTTGGGGTTCTGGTAAAGATCCACAGAGATCAAAGGATTTTCTTCAGAGAGTAAAAGAGCTCAAAAAAGAAGGTATATCCGAAGTAGATATTGCTAAAAGCATGGGATACGAAACCACTTCTCAGCTCAGAGCAAGAATCTCAAAAGAGAACGAAACTCTCAAAAATTCATATTACACAAATGCAGCTAAGCTTTATGCAAAAGGCGTTTCTAAGTCTGAAATATCAAGACGCCTTGGAATTCCAGTATCAACAGTAAGTTTATATTTGGATCCCAGCAGACAGCTTTCTGAAAAGGCGGAAAAAACAGTAACCGACGTTCTTAAAGAGCAGCTGAAAACAAAACCGTTCCTTAACACAACAAAAGGTGCTAATATTTATATGGGCATAACAGAAGACCGTATGAAGAAAGCGCTTAAGAATCTCGAAGAAGAAGGATATTCTATTAACGAGGTTTATGTTGAGCAGCTCGGAACTGGTAAAAGAACTACTCTCAGAGTATTATCTGAACCAGGCGTTTCTAAGAAAGAAGCTTGGGAACACAGATACGAAATTGAGCCTGTTGATGGAGTTATATTTCATGATAACGGCATTGATGGTGTAACCAAAGCTGGAGGTCCTCCTAAGCAGCTGTCTATGGATAGAATCGCTATCAGATATGCAGAAGAAGGCGGTACTGATAAAGATGGCGTTATTGAGATAAGACGAGGCGTTCCAGATCTTGATCTCGGTGATGCTCATTATGCTCAGTGCAGAATAGCGGTTGACGACAAAGAGTTTGGTAAACTGTATGCTAAAGGAATGGTTGTATATTCTGACGATATTCCTGAAGGCAAAGATATTCTTGTTAACTCAAATAAGAAAATCGGCACTCCTTTAGGAGGAGAAGGCGGCGTTCTTAAATCACAAAAAGATAATCCTGACAACCCATTCGGTTCAACATATTACAGAAAAGAATATGTCGACGAGAATGGTAAAAAGCAGCTTTCAGCACTTAATGTGATGAATGAAGAGGGTGACTGGAATAAATGGTCTAGAACTCTTGCTTCTCAGGAATTATCAAAACAGTCTGTTGGTCTCGCTAAACAGCAGCTTAATATTGCAAAAGATCTCAAGCTTGACGAGTATAATGAGATCATGTCAATTGCAAATCCTACAATTCGTAAACAGCAGCTTATTGCTTTTGCGGATGAATGTGATTCTGCGGCAGTTCATCTTAAAGCAGCAGCTATGCCAAGACAGGCAACAGCGGTTATTCTTCCTGTAAATTCACTTAAAGAGGATGAGGTTTATGCTCCTAGACTTGAGAATGGAGAATCAGTGGTACTCATAAGACATCCACATCAGGGAAGATTCGAAATTCCAAGACTTACTGTAAATAATAACAATGCAGAAGCAAAGAAAACTATCGGAAACGCTTCTTTTGATGCTATCGGTATACATCATAAGGTTGCTGTTCAGCTTTCTGGTGCTGATTTCGATGGTGATACCGTTATTGTTATTCCAGACAACAAGGGTCTTTGGAAAAATGAAGCCCCCATCAAAGCATTGCAGACCTTTGATGCAGATATTTATGCCAATCCAAAAGATGTTGCTCCTGCTTGGAAGAAAGGTAGCAAGCTTGAAGGAAAGCATATGGGAATGGCATCTAATCTCATTACAGATATGACACTTAAGAATGCCGAACCTGACGAAATTGTCAGAGCCACCAAATATGCAATGGTTGTTATTGATGTTGCCAAGCATAATCTTAACTATAAAGCAGCGTATGACGATCTCGATATAGCTTCTCTTAAGAAAAAGTATCAGTCAGAAGGTGGTTCTTCAACTCTTATTTCAAGAGCAAAGAGTCCTGTTCGTGTGGACAAACGTTCTGAAAGATACGATATCGATCCAGAAACCGGAGAGAAGATATACTATCCTGCCAGCGATGCTACTTATAAAAACAAAAAAGGTGAAATAGTTGTTCGTCAGCAGGAATCAAAGCTTATGGCTGAAACTAAGGATGCAAGAGATCTTATTTCAAAAGAAAACTTTGCTATGGAAAGAGTGTATGCCGATTATGCTAATAGCATGAAGGCACTCGGGAATAAGGCTAGAAAAGATACCCTTTCAATTGAAGATATACCCTATAACCCAAGCGCCAAAAGAGTATTCCAGGACGAAGTAGATTCTTTGAATAAGAAACTCACTAACGCATATAAGAATAAGCCAAGAGAACAGCAGGTCCAGTTAATGGCAAACCAAGAGGTAGAGAAGCAGCTTCAGGACAATCCAGACCTTCTTGATGATAAAGAAGGCTATAAAAAACTTAAAGGTCGTACTTTAACAGCAATGCGTCAAAGAATGGGTGTTAAAAAAGAGCCTATTCAGCTCACAGAGAAAGAGGTAGACGCTATACAAGCAGGTGCCATCTCAAAAACAAAGCTCAATGAGATACTTGCTAATACAGATGATACAGAAATAAAGAAATGGTTTATGCCTAGACAAACAACAACTCTGTCTGCAGCTAAAGTAGCTACAGCTAAAAACCTGTTGAATTCCGGTTATACATTGACAGAAGTATCTCAAAACTTAGGCGTTTCTGTAGAAACTCTTGAGAAACAGCTTTAAGAAAGGAATGAAAGTGTATGTACGAAGCAACAATGGTAACAACTAAAGACAATCCTTTCGATCCTTTCGACCAGTTTGACAAATGGAATCGTTGGGATCAAGATCACGGTTACTTCACATGGCCTTACATCCTTAGGATTGCAAAGCTCTCTGACTCTATGTCAAACCGTGAGTCCGACGACGAAATTTCAGCCGCGTCCAAAGAAATTGCATACTTTAACTTGACAGGAAACTATAAATTAGTTTCAAAGAATGTTGAAGGAAATGAATGATAATAACTTTTATTGCAAAGTTTTTAAAATTCAAGAAAAATAAATTCGCAAACTGTTGAACAAAGTTCGTGAAACTGCTGGCACCCCGGGGGAGGGGTCCTACATGGTACCCCCACCCCTAGATCGCGGCGGTCTTCATTTTTTCCCCAGTGGGAATTTTTATATTTTCAGTTTTAGGAGGCCTATATGACAGACAAGATTATTACAGAGGTAATAGGTGGAGAACTTTCACCTGAGGAAATCGAGATCTACACTAATCAGCTCAAAGAAAAGCATGCTGACAGGGTAATTTCGAAAATTGTATTCAAAGTGGATGGTGAGTATGTTGATACCGAATGTCATTTCTCAGACACAAAGCCCTTTGATAGGATCAGAAGAATCACAGGATATTTAGTAGGTACTCTTGATCGGTTCAATGATGGCAAAAGAGCTGAAGAACATGACAGAGTAAAACATACTGTTTCATAAAGGCGATATTTCTATCGCTTTTTAAAGCAGCCATCCCTCGAAACTCGCGCGGTGACTTACTTGGCAGCCAACTGAGCAGCATATTTAATAAGTCATACCTGTTTCGAAAACGAGCCTCCTTTCGATACGGATTATTTCGGGAGCGATGGCTGTTTTAAAAAACAATAGAATTCTCAACTAAAAAGGAGGCTAACTTTATGGAAGAGGATGAAATCTTAGAAAATAGTAGAGTAAAGACTGCAAAAGACGTTGAAAATGAGTTAATAAATTTGTCTATCAACAGAGCAAGAGAGCTTATACAGTCAAAGAAGCCACCAGTCCAGCTTCTTCTACATTTTCTGAAACTTGCAACCGAGAAAACCATGCTTGAACGTGAGAAACTAAGACACGAGAATACTCTGATCGCCGCTAAGACTAAATCTATTAAGGATTCTAGCAACATGCCTGAATTGGTTAACAGAGCAATAGCCGCTATGACCGAGTATGAAATTCCTCAGGACGAATACTATGATGAGGAGCTATAGTGAGGTTTTGAGTCTTCCAACTTTTGAGGAGCGATTGGTTTATTTGTTATGCAATGGTATCGTATCAGATGAAACTTTCGGAACTCTTCGTTGGATGAATCAAGAATTGTACAAATCTCCTGAGTGGCTTGAATTCAGGAAGCAAATAATATTAAGAGACGAGTGCTGTGACTTAGCTCATCCGGATTATCCGCTTGATGGTTACTATGACAAGTCTCTTAACAAAATAATCAATACAAATCGTATTAGTGTGCATCATATAAACGTTCTTTTACCAGAAGACCTCGTCAATAATTCAAGACGAATCTTCGATCCAGAGAATGTTATAACAGTGAGTGGTCAGACTCATCGATATATACACTACGGAATACCTGGAGCTCCTCCTACAATAGTAGAAAGAGTTCCAAATGATACTTGTCCTTGGAGAAGGTGATTTCAAAATGAACATATATTCATCTGAACAAAAGATCCTCAAAAACTATCTTGAACACCATGGCGTAAAAGGCCAAAAATGGGGTGTCCGTAGGTATCAAAACAAGGATGGATCACTTACTAAGGAAGGTAAGAATCGTAGCCGAATAAGATCTAGAATAAGGTCTGTATCCAAAACAAAAGACGATGTTAATATGATCGTCGATTCTCTAACAAATAATCAAAAGCATTTCTTTGGATATTCACCAGAAGAAATAAAAAGAGCTGATAAATTCTTAAAAGACATTAGACAGTTTGAAAACATATCAAAAACATTTATAGCCTATGATAAATCCGGTAAAGCAGCTTCATTTCTTCAGATCTGGGATAATGACCCATCCTTTTCAAAGAATAAAGTTGGAGAAATAGCAATAGCTACAAGAAAAGATCTTCAGGGAAAAGGATATTCTGATATAGTAACGAAGAAGGCTTTATCCTGGTTCGAATCAGACAAAAACAAAGAAATAGGCGAGTTACAGTGGAATGTATTCGAAAACAATGGAGCTAGCGTTGCTATAGCAAAAAAGTATGGGTTCAAAGAACAAGATCGTTTACACTGGGATGAGTATCCTGGCGAAGATTACATATTCAATAGTAAATTTAAAAATCTATCCTAAAGAGGTGACCAACATGTCCGAATTCAAAATAAAGAACTGCAAAAAACTAACATTAAGAAAAGATCTATGTGATGCATCGGCCGTGTTGTACCTAACTGAGAAAGACCGATTTCATGTAGACGCATCTAAAGTCTACTACGATTTTCAAAATACACCAATGTACAAAGCAAAGCTGTATTACGGCAAAGAAGGCTATGTAGCTAAGGAAGGAGTGGAGGAAGTTGTCAAACTCTATAATGGAAGAAAGCATCCTGCTTACAATAAGAAAATTCAGAGTAGGAAACGAGGATGATTCATCATTTGATCCAGATCTGTTATCCTCAATAAATACAGCTCTCATGATTCTCAACCAGCATAATGTTGGTACTAGAGGTTTTATGATAACAGGACCTGACGAAACATGGTCTGATTTCCTTGGTGATGATTTCAGTCGACTCCAGGGTGTTGTAACTTATGTCGACACTTATGTAAGACTTCAGTTCGATCCTCCGTCTTCAAGCTATCATACAAATTTACTCAAAGAAACAAGAGATGAACTACAGTGGAGACTCAATGTCTTAACTGATCCAAGTATAGAATGAGGTGATTTTTAAAATGGAATTTTATACATCAGAGCAAAAGATTCTTAAAAACTACCTCGAACACCATGGTGTAAAAGGTCAGAGATGGGGTGTGCTGAGAAGCTTACAGAATCGAAATGTCGGAAGAGGCATGGCTAAACTTGGAACAAATACGGCTAACAATAATTCGAGTAATACTCCTAACTCTACAGCCCTATTAAACAGACTAGTTCGTCCAAATGTTGGAAGTGGCATGCGTAATGTAGGCGCAAATACAACCAATAATAATCAGAGCAATTCGGTTGGATCTGGTGCTAATGCTTTATCAACTGCTGTAAGAAAGCAGACATATTTAAAAAGCACACTATCAAAGAACACTAATAATAGACCATCTTCTAATTTACAAAAAAGATTACTCTCTGATCTGACTACCGTTGGTGATGGGTCTAGTAACATATATAATGCCGGATTAATGCCGTATAACAATGTAGGCAATAATAGTCTCGTAGCGTTATCGTCTGGAAAAGATGCTATTTCTGAAGAAAAAGATGAAGATAAAAAAGAAGACATGATTGACAAAATAAAGAAGTCAATAAAATCTCTATTTTCATTTAAAATAATAGACATAGATAAAGATAAAGTAAACGATGCTAAAAAAGCAGTACAATCGTTCTTTTCAAAATTAAAAAGATAATGGGGGTAATATTATGTCTTTTGATCTTTCTAATCTTTCATTCAAATCAGATTTCTACACCATAACACTCCCAATGTTCATGATGGCTATCGATATCGTTACTGGCTTTCTAAATGCTTGGAAAAAAAAGCAAGTTAAGTCTAGTGTTATGAGAACTGG